CACGGCGTCGTAGGTCCAGCCGTCCAGCTCCGTCTCCGACACGTGGTTGTCCACCACGTCGTAGTCGGTCCGCTCGATCCGGACCAGCAGCCCGCCGCGCTTGCGGACGGCCCGCGCCTCATTGATGAAGCGGACGTCGGTGATCACGACGTCACCGCCGGTCTGACAGATGGCATCCGCCCGGGCCATCCCGATCCGGGCCCACACCGCCTCGTCCTGCTTGCGCATGGCCATGCCGAAGTTCTGCAGCAGCCGCCGCACCTCCGGGCGGGCCTTGGCGTTGTCCCAGCCGTAGCAAGCCACGAGGTAGGACAGCGACCGGGAGAAGCCGTTAGCGCCCGTGACGTCCGGGTTGGTGGCGAGCAGGGCGTCCTTGAGGGCGTCAGCGAAGGCGACCCGCTGGAAGCCGTAGTCCTCGACCAGGGCGGCGCCCAGGGTGTCCTTGCCCGCTCCGCGCTTGCCGGTCAGACCGATGAGCATTTCGTCTCCTGGGTAGTGAGGTGTTCGCGGAGCCACCAACCGATGTGCTCGGTGTAGGCGGGAGGGATGGCCTCGATCAGGCCGTGGCGGGTGCTGACCCACGGCATGCCCATGGCCCGCTGGATCTCGGGGACCTCGCCCTTGCCGCCGCCCTTGCCGTAGGCGGCGATGTACGGGCCCTCGTAGAACTGGCCGTGCCGCCAGCCCCGGACCCGGCCGCGGTGCGGCAGGTGGGCCGGCTGCGGCATGCCCCAGCCGCCCAGCTCGAACTTGCGGTGCCGCAGCACGCCCAGGCCAAACATCTCGCCGCAGAGCACGACGTCCGGGCGGGCGCTGGGGTTCTCGATGACGTACGGGAGGCCGATCACCTCGAGCAGCTCCCGCACCTCCGGGTAGAGATCGGGGTGGCGGCCGTTGTTCCCGCCGTGGGTGCCGAGGGTCAGCGTGCACGTCGCCTGGCAGGGCGGCGAGGCGTGGATGGCATCAACGACGTGCCAGCCCGCCCGGGCCATCCCGGCCAGGCGGCGGAGCACGTCCAGGGCGTCCTCCTGCGAGAAGTGTTCGCCGCAGTACTCGGGCTGAGGGTCCCGGTCGATGCCGAACACCTCGAAGCCCGCACGCTGGTAGCCCTTGGTGGCGCCCCCGGCGCAGCAGAAGAGATCTAGAAGCCGCGGGCGGGCCGCGGGCAGGTGATTTTCCATGCCCGGGAAATGGGCCGGAAACGCAAACGCCCGCCGGGCCAGGGCGGGCGTATGTTCGGGCGTGAGCCGGGGTACGGGCCGCTAGCATCTACAGCGTTGTCACGTGTCACACGAGCCGCCGGGGGCCCGCTATGCCAGTCGTCTACCTCAGCATCGAGCAGTTCGCCGAAATGGCGGGGCTCAAACCGGCCACCCTACGGAACTACCGGGTGGCGGGCCTGCTGCCCGAGCCGGACGTAATGGTCGCCCAGTCGCCGGGCTGGAAACCGACGACCGTCCAGCGCTGGCTCAAGACCCGGGCCAAGACCACCGCCCGCTGACCTGCGGGTTTCATCAACTCGCGGTCGTGACTGCTTGCCCATGGTGTAACGTCTGCGAGCTATGGGGACCTGCGCCATTTACTGCCGAATCAGCCTGGACAAGACCGGGCAGATGGCGGGCGTGCAGCGGCAAGAAACCGAGTGCCGCGAGCTGGCAGCGAGGCTAGGCCTGGAAGTCGAGCGGGTCTACGTCGACAACGACGTGAGCGCATTCAGCGGCAAACGCCGGCCCCAATTCGAGGCACTGCTGGCCGCCGGGCCCGAGGCCATCGTGGTCTGGCACCTCGACCGGCTCGTCCGGCGCATGAGAGACCTCGAGCCCGTGATCGCCCTAGACGTCAACGTCTACGCCGTCTCGTCCGGCCTGGCCGACCTCTCCACACCGACCGGCCGCATGGCCGCCCGCATGACCACGGTCATCTCCCAGTACGAGTCGGAGCAGAAGGGCGAGCGCCAGAAGGCCATGCACCGCCAGCGGCGGGCGCAAGGGCGAGTGTGGTGGTCCATCGTGCCGTACGGGTTCGAGAAGGACGGCACGCCCGTCGACCCCGCCGCAATCGAGGCCATCTACCGGAAGGCCGTCGCGGGCGACTCGCTGGCCTCGATCGGCCGCGACGTCGACATGTCCCCGCACGGCGTGCGCAAGCTCCTGGCCAACGAGCGGAACCTGCCCATCGTCGGGCCGGAGCTCTGGGACCAAGCCAACTCGATCCTGCGGTCGCGGCGGCACGGCTACCGGCACGGCGTCGGGATGCTCACCGGCGTGGCCACGTGCGGAACGTGCGACGGGCCGGTCGGCGTCGGGACGTCCACGACGCGCCCGGGCCGGTTCTACAAATGCCGCCTCGGACACGTCATCTGGGAGAAAGAGCTCATCGACGAGTACGTCGGCATCCAGGTGGCGGACGTCCTAGCGGGCGCGCGCGACGAGATCGAGGCCAAGCCCCACGAGAGCGTCGACGAGCTGGCGGCGCTCTCGGCCGACTTCGTGGCGGGCCGCCTGACGGCCGAGACGTTCACCGCCGCCGTCGAGCGGGTCAAGCAGCGTGCGGCCCGGCCGGCGTCGCCGTGGGTGCCGTGGGCGCAGCTGACGGAGCCGGAGCGGCGGGAGCTGTGTCGAGCAGTTCTAGAGGCTGTCGTGCTGCCGGCACGCGGGCACGGTCGCTACTCGCCCCAGCGAGTGCAGTCCGTTGAGCTGCGCTGGCGTACACAGCCTGAATAGCGGCGAGCTGGGCGGCACTCAGCCGGACGGGCGACGGGGCCATCGGAGTCTCTTTCTCTGCGCGGGACTTAGTACCTGAGGCGCACGCGCGAGGCGCGCGGTTCCGGGCGCGGGCTGTGAGGTCGCTTTGCGTTTGCCGGAAACAAAAACAGCCCGCCCCCTGGGAGTAGTCAGGGGACGGGCTGTTGGTTGTCAGACAGTGGGCAGCGGGGTGACGGTCGCCAGGTTCAGGCCGGACTCGGCCAGGGCCGACGGGACCGACATCCGGAAGGTGTAGCCGTCCACGCCGGTCAGGCTCACCGTGACCTGGTATTGCCAGCCGGTCGGGGTGATCGCCGGGTCATCCGTGGCCTGGAGTTGAATCTCCACCAAGCCCGTGCCGGCCGCTAGCGGAACCGTCTGGGCGCCACAGATGATCTCGCCCAGATCGTTGTCCAGGTAACGAGACACCGTCGGCTGGAAGGTCACGAAGCCGGTCGGGCCGACCGCGCCGGGGGTCTGGGACGACGTGACGCCGGGCAGCTGGTACTGCCCGGCCACGGTCACGAGGGTCGTCATCGTCAGCCCCCGTAGACCCGCACGCCCAGGAAGGACTCGCCCCAGCCGACACACTTCAGCGACTTGTCGTGGGCGCTGACAGCCGTCTGCGGGATGAGCCGGACCTTGCCGTCGCCGATGTAGCCGTTCGGGCCGAAGTCGGTCGAGTAGACATTGCCCTTGCCGTCGGCCAGCGCGACGTGACCGGCGCCGGTAGAGCCGCCGGTCCAGTAGACCGGGCAGCCCATCGGGGCGGTGTACCAGCCGTGCAGCTGGGCGTGCGGGACCAGCGCCGCCGCCTCGGCCGCAGTGCGCTTGACGCTGCCCCAGGCCGAGATGTTGACGGTGTAGGCGTTGCGCACGAAGGACGCGCACAAGCCCTTCCAGGACAGCAGCGGCTTGGCGACCTCCGCCTTGGCGTACTCGATGGCCGCAGCGGCGTGGGCGTTGGTGTTGCCCTTGCTGGCCAGCGCGTCGCGGGAGACCTTCGGCGCCGGGGCCGGAGCGGCGCCGGTCGCCTTGATCGCCTGGACCTGCTTGAGCAGCGCGGCCCACTCGGCGGTTGCGTGGTAGCTGTTGTAGGTGCTCCACGCCGTGAAGCCCTGCTCGCCGAACACGACACGGGCGGCGTGGGCGTTGGTCGCGGGCACGAACAGCTCAGCGACCAGCGGCTTGTTCCAGCCCGAGGAGCCCAGGCCGAACTCGCTCGGGGTGTGGGCGCCGGTGAAGATCTGCCAGAGACCGACCGAGCCGTAACGGCTCAGCGTCAGGTCGCCGTTGTCGGCCGGGTTCCAGGCCGACTCGTAGTGCGAGATGACGGTCATGACGTCGGCGTCGGCGCGGGAAAAGCCGGCGCCCAGGGCGAGCTCGAGAACGTCGGCGGCGGTGAGAGTGGTCATGCGGCGGCCCTTCGGGAACGCGGATTTTCGAGGCGGGTCAGGCGTGTGTCCAGCAGGCCCACGCGGTCGTCGATGCTCTCGAGCATCCGCGTCTGCTTGGCCAGCTCCGCCGTGATGCTGTCGGCGAAGCCGTTGCCCGTCGGGCGGGAAAGCTCTACGGCGGAGGCGGCGCCGGACGCCGCCTTCCGCGAGAACCACACGGAGCCCAGGCCGAGGAAGACCACGGAGGCCGCCTCGGACAAGGACAAGAGGGTCGAGAAGGCCATGGCGTTACGCCGCCGTGGCGGTGGCGGCGGCGGGCGAGGCGACCGGGGCGGCGGGAGCGACAGCCACCACGACAGCCTGGGCGGCCTCGGCGACCTTGGCCACGTCGGCGGCCACGGCCGCGGGCAGCACCGCCGCGGCGACCTCCTGCACGGCCGGGATCACGGCGGTGGCGTCCTGCACGACGTCCTTGATGACGGCCACCGGGGCGACGTCGTGGACGACCGCGGCGACGGCAGCGACCGCAGCAGCCTGCTTGTTCGGGACCAGCGCGACCGCGCCGCCCACACCGAGGACCGTCAGGGCCACGGCCTCCCACTGCGCGCCGGAAACCGAGCCGGCGGCCAGGTCGTTACCCAGCAGGACCAGACCAGCGCCGACGCCGGCAACGTGGGCCTTGAGGAACGGACGGACGTACTTGGCGATGAAGTTCACTGCTACTCCTGGAGGGCGGGACTAGGCGATGGCGCGAGCGATGAGATACGAGCCGGCGAGGACCGACAGCGTGTTGGTGCTGGAGGAGTCCTGCGCCCACTGGAGCTGCAGGGTCGTACCCGAGGCGCCGGACGTGATGACGAGCTCTTCGCTGATCACGAAAGCGTTCGTGGCGCTGCTGGTGCCGATCATTTGGTAGAACGAGTTGTTAGTGAGCCCGATGGCGCGGCCCTGCACCTGGTACTCATCCGGACCGGTCACGCCGGCCGTGGTGTCGGACGGGCCCAGCACAGTTCGGGCGACCAAGGCGCCCGTGGACGTCAGCGACCAGTTGGCCTGGATTCCCAGCGGCGTGCCGGACGTGACCGCCGACGCGTACGCCGCCAGCAGCTTCAGCCGGACCTCGTAGACCTGGTTGGCGGGCAGCGCCACGAACAGCGCCGCGTCGTTGGTCAACGTCGTGCTGGAGGTCATGGTCTGGTTGGCCGACTTCGGTACGTAGATCGGGGCCAGGACGTTGAGGGCGTTTGCCGTCAACACCTGGCCCGCGCTGAAGGAAATGGCCATGCGTCAGCCGCCGTTCAGTCCGAGATTGGATTGGAAGAACACGTCGACAGCCGACCCCGCCGTCTGCGCCTTGACGACGCCGTTGACCGACCGGGTGACGGTGAACGTCTGCGGGCTGGTCGACCCGCTGATCGCCGTCACGGTCATGCGTTCGCCCGCCACGACGACGTCGAACGGCACGTTTGCCGCGCCCCAGAGGTCGCCGACGTTGGTTGTCGTCACGGACATGCTCGTGGCGGTCGAGGTGATGTTGCTCGTGACCTTCGAGCTGCCCGAGTCCAGCGCCGCCGTCTGAGACGTGCCGCCGACCACCGCGACGGTGTACGGGTCGTAAGGGACCGTGTTCAGGGTGATGGTCCAGTCGGCCGACGGGACGTCGCCGATCACCTCGTCGGTGCCGAGGATCACCTGATCCAGCCCGGTCGGCGTGACCCAAGCCGGGGTATTCGCCAGGGTGAACCGCTGGCCGATGTCCAGGCCGGAGATGGAGTCCACGGACGTGCCGACCGCGCCGAGCTTGGCCGTAACAGCCTTGAACCGCGGCGCGGGCGTCGTGCCCTGGCCGAGGTACCAAGAGGCCACCTGGGGCAGGTCGCGGGCCTCATTCTGGACGTTGACCTGAGGGCTGCCGGTGAACGTGCCAATGGCGGTCGTGGACAGCGGGCCGGTGGCCAGGTACGCGCGGGCCGTGCCGCCGCCCGCCGAGGTGGCCGTGACGTCGTTGACCGTCAGCTGGTCATCGTCGTACTGCTCGAACGGGGCCGTGATCATCTTGGCCGCATAGTCCATCGTCAGCTGGCTGGGCTGCGGGGCCATCGAGCGCACCTGGCGGTACGTCAGCCCCGCGAAGCCCCGGGCCTCCGCCAGTTCGCCCCCGTCGGTCGTGGCCAGCGTCTGCAGCAGGTTGACCGTCGTGTCATTCTCCTGCGGCCCGCAGAACACGTTGGTCGGATTCCAGACCGTGGGGCCGATCTGCAGCGGCACGCGCTGCTCCTGGCAAATCCGCGTGATGCGCTGGAAGGGGGTCTCCCCAGCCCACGCGCTGAACGGCCCCCCGTGGGCCAGAGGCCCCGGGAACACGTTGCTGACCTCCGGGAACCCCAGCCCCGTGCTGGAAAAGTTGCCGAAGTTGGTGTTCGTGCCGAAGTAGACGTGGCCGACCGTCAGCGGAGTGGTGAAGTACTCCACGCCCGTCGGGTCACGGCCGCACACGAGCTGGGCCACGGGGCCGACGGTGATGCCAGTCAGGGTCGAGTGGAGGCTGACCACCGCCCCGCTTGGCTGACTGACCGTCAGCGTCAAGTTGGTGTTTGCGGAGTTGCCAACGTCGGGCTGCCAGGACACGAGGACCCCGAAACTGGGGGCCTTGGTCGGGTCGGAGACCGCGACCACGTCGTAGAACGGCGCCGTGGTCGTGGCCAGGACGGAGAACGCTGAATTCATCAGGTTGACCTGAACGTCACCCGTGCCGAAGCCCTGCACCGCCACGTAGGCGACGCTGCTGCCGCCCGCAATCTGGGCGTACATGAAAGTGGCCAGCGGCTGAGTCGTGGTCAGGGCGGTGTTGTAGCACTTGAACACACCGGCCATCTGTCCGGCGACGTTTGTGCCCGTGGCGTAGCCCGCCGGTACCGGGCACGTGATGTACCCGCCCTTAGCTACCTGCGGCAGGTCCGCGGACCCGACGACGGAGCTGTCCTGGCCCAGCGTCACCGAACCGGCGGAGCCCGCAGGCTGCACACCGGGGATCGGAGAGGAAAAACCATTGCCCGACGTGCCCGACTCCAGCGGCCAGTAGGCCAGCAGCCCCGTGGGGGACGAGCCGCCCACGAGCGAGCTGCGCGCGGCCGAGGTGTAGAACCGGTAGATCGGCGAGTACGCGGGGGGCTGTCCCTGGCCGAGCTGGCGCACCACGCTGCCGCCCTGCACGGTGCACCGGACGTCGTTGCCCGAGAGGTCGGCCGTCGTCGCCAGCTGCGCCAGGGTGCCCGTGAAACGGGCATTCCATTGGGTGCTCCCCGTGACCTTCCAGACCTGCATGAGCACGTCCTGAAAGCCGTACTGGGTCGGCGTCCAATACAGCCGGGTGGACCCGGCCGCGGCGCAGTAGCGCGTCCAGGCCTGGATACGCGGGCCGGGGCCGCCGCCGGAGTCAGCGACCAGGACCCACTCACAGCCGACGAGGTCGTCGCCGGGGCCCAGCACCTGCTGGAAGCCCGAGTCGTCCGACACCTCCAGGAACACGACCAGCGTGTCCCCGGCCGCGTAGCTGACCGACTGGGACGCCGAGGCGTAGGTGGAGTAGCTCGACACGTAGCCCGACTGGACCGAGCCGCCATTATTGATCAGGTTCGACACGGAGGAGCCGCCCGGCACGAACACCGAAACCGACGCCCCGACCGACGACACCGAGGAGGTCAGGGCGTCGCCGCCCACGGACCCCGCCGACACGGCCTTAGCCGCGCTGCCCAGCTTGCTGTACGTGCCGAATACGGCGGTCCCGCCGGAGTAGCCCGCCGGGTAGGTGAAGGTCGAGGACGCGGCCTGCTGGGCCCACGCGGAGACCAGGTACCCCGACGTCTCGGCCGTGATAGCCGGGTCCGGGAGCGAGGTCACAGCGGTGGCGAAGTCCGTGCCGCCGCCGTTGGGCGGCGTACCCATGCCGACGCGGACGGGCGTCGACTTCGTGAGGTTCGGGTAGAAGGCGCCGACCGGGTTGCCCGGTGTGTACTTGCCGGTGCGGTTGTTCAGCGTCATGTCCAGCGACGCGGCCGTGACGGACGTCGCCTCGTCGGGCCGGCCGCGTTTGATGTGCACGCCCTCGGCGGTGTAGACGTCGCCCGTGATGTTGGTCCACGCGCCGCCGGGCCGGACGTCCGCACGGAGGTTGGTCGAATTGCCCAGCGGGACCGGGGTCGCGCCCAGGGTGTTGAATGTGGACCCCAGGTCGTTGAGCTCGTAGCCCGGCTCGTTGAAAGTGTTCGTCACGGGCCGCCCGCCAAACTAGTCGTAGTGAGCAAAACCGGGCCGGGCCGCGCCTACTGCCCGCAGGCAGGGCACGTGGTCGGCGGCGTGCCCGAGTCTCCGGTGGTGGTCTGCTGGCAATCGATGTTGTCGCACCGGTAGGTGGCCTGCAGGTGCATGGTCATGAGATCACCGCGTAAATATTGAAGGAGTTCGCAGATAGGGCGCTCTGCAGGAACGTCGACGGGGTCGCCGTAGACAGCTGTCCGGTGAGGAACGGGACTGCCAGGGTCTCCGTGCTGTTCGCGGCGATGGACGTCGCCTGGAACGTGGGCGTTCCCGCAGCGGCGGTGAACCCGATGGCGTAGCGCGTTCCTGCGGTGACCGTGGCGCTGGCGGCCCAGGACTGGGTAATGACGCCCGTCGAACCGAAGATGGAGCCGGTCACGGAGGCAATCAGGGTGCCGTTGTCGGATGAGTCCAGCGAGTAGAGGCTGACCGTCCCCGTGCTGCCGGCTGCGGTGACGATGTACTTGACATGCGTCGTCGTGAGGCTGACGGGCGCCGTAAAGGGCATCAGGTAGGTGTGCGACCCAATGGAGCCAGTGCTGTTCGCGCACGCCGCGGGGTTGTAGGTGGCAATGCTCGTGGGAGACCGCAGGAAACCCGGGGTGGCGTAGCCGCCGGCCGGGACGTTATTCAGCTTGTACGTCAGCGAGCTGGTCACCGCCGAGCCGGTAACCCCCACGTACGCCTCGAGCGCCGCAACCGCGTCGTTGACGTTGGTGTGAATCGCCGCGTGCCCGATGCCGCCGGCGCTGCTCAGGTTGTCCGTACCGGCCGGGTCGTAGAACGTGTCCAGCCCCGTGGGGAAGCTAGTCGCCATCTGTCATTTCCCCAATACGGTCTGGACGTTGCCGCCGTTGGCGCGGACGTACTTGCGGAGCATTTGGACGAGGATGTCGCTGGAGTTGCCCGCCACGGTCAGGGTGACGTTGGCCGACCCGCCGCCAGAGACGACACCCACGCCGCCCTGCGCGCTGGGCACAGAGACCGACGTGGAGCGCGACGCGACCGTGGCCGCCCCGTTGGGGATGACCTGCGTCCCGCCGGGCAGCAGGGCCAGCTCGGGCCCGTTCTCGCCGACGATGGCGTAGCCGCCCTGGCCCACCGTGCCGCCCTCGGCGAAACCGAAGAACGAGCCGACAGAGTTCAGGGCCGAGCCGAAGATGCCGCCCGTGGCGCTGGCGATCGAGGAGAGCGCGCTGAGGACCTGGGGGATGCCCGACGCCTCGAAGGCGTCGTAGATGGCGTCGAAGGCGCCGCGAATGGCGTCGACGATTCCGTTCCAGACGCCCTCGATCACGCCGCCCAGCTCCTGCATCCCGGACATGAAGTCGTCGATCCAGTTGTCCAGCTTGCTGAAAACCGGCTGCAGCAGGCTCCAGGCCTCCTGGAACGGGCGCACCAGGATCGGCTCGAGGGCGCCCCAGGCGTCCTCGACCCAGCCGATGAGGTCGGAAATCCCGTCCTCGATGGCCTGCCAGTGAACTTGTACCGCGTCTATAAATAGGCCAAAGGGACCGAGGAGAATGGCGAGGAGCAGGTGCCAGTGGTCCTCGATCCAGCCGACGACGTCGGAGACCGCGCCCTCAATGGCGTTGAATACGCCGGTGACGGCGTTCCAGAGGAATTCGAAGTAGCCCGCCACCGCGTGCACGACGTCATTGACCCCGTCGCGGAAAGCGGTGCAGTGCTCGTAGAGCTCGTAGAAGGCCACGCCCAAGGCGACCAGTACGGCGGCCAGCAGCACGTACGGGTTGGCCATCTCCTCGGCGTCGGCCGTGGCCTCCTCGGCGTCGAAGAGCGCAAGCACGGCGTTGATGCCGTCCTGGACGCCCTTGTAGATGGTCATGGCCGTGGTGAGCGTCTTGTAGGCGCCGTAGGCCGCAGCCGCGCCGGCCGCGAGCGGCCCGAACACGTCGCCGTGGTCGACGATGAACCCAATGCCGTCGGACAGCGCGCCCATCACCGAGGCGATATCGGGGGCCGCGGATTCGAAGGCCTGGGCCAGCTTGTCCACCACGGGGATCAGGTCGGTGCCAACCTGGTCCTTGAGGTCCGCGTAGGTGGCGGCCAGCTGCTGCATGGGCGTGGTGTTCGCGGCGGCGGCGCCCGCGGTCGACGAGGCAAGCGAGTCGAGGACGACCTGGTAGGCCCCGGCCTCGTCGCCCGACTTCTTGAACGCCGCGATCTGCGCGACCTGCGAGGCTGTCAGCGGGTCACCGGCCGCCGTCAGCGCCTTGGCGGCGGTGTACGGGTCGGCCAGCGCCTTGGACAGCGCACTAGCGGCGCCGCCCAGGGAAGCCGAGGTGTCGCCACCCTTCGACATGGCGGCCGCCATGTTGACCAAGGTCCCAGTCAGCTGGTCAGTCGTCACGACACCGGACTGGATGGCGTCCTGCACACCGCTGGACCGCAGCAACGTGTTCAGGGAATTCTGGACCGTCACGCCCTGGACGCCAGCCAGCTCCCCGTACTTGTCCGAGAGCTGCTGGACCTGGTCGGCCGTGGTGCCCGCAATGTCGCCCGTCGACTGGAGGATCTGCCCCGTCTGGGCGTAGGTCACCTGCGCCGTCTCGGCGCCCTCGACGGACTCCTTGAGGAAGTCGAAGCCCTCGAACAGCCCGGCCGCCTCGACGATCGACTTGACCGACTCCGCGAACCCCCCGCCGAACTTCTCGCCCGACTCCTCGCCGGCAGCCGCCGCCCGGTCGGCGTCCTCCGCGTAGGCCTCGCGCTCCGCCGAGGCCATCTCCGCCGCGGAGGCCTTCCACTCCGCCAGGGCCTGCGCGTTGGCCTTGGCCAGGTCCGAGGACATGCCCGTCATCGCGGCGGTCGCCTTGGAGGCGGCGTCCTCCGCCGCCGTGCCAATGCTGGCCAGGTCGTCGGCAGCAGCGGCGACGGCCGCGCCGGTGTCGTTGGTGGCGAGCAGGGAGAAGAGGACGGAGACGTCAGCCATGCGAGTTACGCGCCTCTCTCAGGTCCTCGATGAATTGCACCGCCTGCCGGAACTCGTCCACGGTCAGGTTGCCCAGCTCCCACGGCGGGATGTGGAGCGTCTCGGCGATCACGCACCAGTAGCGCGAGCGCAGCTCCTCTAGCTCGCTGGAGCCAAAGGGGCGGCCTCGGCCAACTGCGCGTCGATAGTGGCCAGGGCCTTGGCCTTGGCGTCCTCGGGGGCGTCGGCCGCCGCGATGGAATCGCGCATCGTCTGCAGCTCCTCCGCGTCGAAGGACAGCTCCAGCTCCGAGACCATGAAGTCGGGAGTGTCCTCCCACCGGAAGGTCGGGTGGTCGGTCGAGAGGCAGTGCCAGAGCAGCACCCGGCGGGCCCGGGTCTTGCCGCCCAGCAGCGCCTTGCCGAACTCGTCGAAGGACATCTCGGCGCGCTTCTCGATCATCTCGGCGCGGGACTGCCGGACGCGCTTCGGCTTGTAGGGCCACGACTGGACGGGGCCGCCCTCAGGGCGGTAGGTGACGATCACGCGCTACTCCTAGCGTGGGTGGGTCATACGAACAGGTGATGTTGTAACGTGTCACTCGGCGCTAGCGTTGAGGCCAACAGACCGAGACACGGGAGATGCGATGAAGACCCAGGCAACCAACCAGGCGATCCAGACCGCGCTCGCCCAGGGCAGCAGCCCGCGGGTGGCCTGGCTCACCGGGATGTTCCCGCCCAAGCGGCACCACGGGACCGTGGTCTGGGCGAACGCGAACCGGGTATGTGTGCGCGACGAGGAGACCGGCAAGGTCTCCAAGCTGAACGCCAACCGCGTCCTGGCCGTCTCAGCCTGACCCGCAGATCCGCTCCGCCATCGCCTCCGCCGCAGCCAGGATCGCCTCGCGGGCGTCCGGCACCGACTCGGCCATAGCAGTGTCGAACCAGCCCGGCTTGCCGATCTGGAAGATGCCGTTCTTCCCGTTGCGGCTCGTCTTGGCGCCGAACAGCGCGTGAGACCAGCCGCGATGGTTGAACGCCGCCGGGGCACTGTTGAACCCACGCGGGTACTTGCCCTTCGCCGCCGTGACGCCCACGCCGGTGTACGTGCCAGAGGCGCGCACGGCGGGCTTCAGCGCGGCCGCGATGGCCCGACGCATGCCCATGTCCGCGCCCTTGACGGGCATCGCCTGGATGCTGGACTGGGCCTGCACGACAGCCGGTTGCACTGCGGCCTTGAGGTTCTTGTTCAGCTCGGTCCGCAGTGCCTTACCGTCGTCCTCCAGCTTCAGCCGGGCCATGAGCGCCTTCAGCGCCTGCTGCTCAATGGTCAGCTTGACGGCCACGGCAGCGGGTCAGGAAGTGGCGCGGGTGATCGCGGCCGTGGTCTTCCAGGTCACCGACACGCTGTCGACGTCGCCGACCTTGCCCGCCAGCGGGTTGTACTGGGAGACCAGCACGTTACCGGTGTACGACGGGTTGGTGGTCGAGCGGGAGCCCTGGGTCGCGGCGACCTCGAAGCTGGTCACGGTGCCGAACAGCGGCCAGAGCAGCTGGTCCACGGCGGAGGCCGAGTAGTCGTTGTAGAAGTTCAGCTTCAGCGTGCCCTGCTTCAGGCCGCCCAACATCTCGTGCCAGCCAGCGGACTGGTAGTTGGTGACGTCCTTCTCCTCGGTGGTGAAGGACAGCTCGGCGCTCGAGCACCACTGGGTCATGTCCACCGCGTTGATCAGGACCTTCTCGGCGGTGAGTACGAACTTGGCCATGCTGACTCCTTATTGGATGCCGAACGAGACGCCGGCCAGGATCGACGGGGTGGTGCCGGTGACGGTGTAGCTGACGCGCCAGTAGGCGTCGGTGATCGGACCGGCCACGCGGGCGATCTGCCCGCCCGCCGCCGTCGCGGTGGTGAAGGTGATGCGCGTCGTCGGCGAGCCGAAGCCCGACGTCGCCGCCGACTGGACAACCACGGCGATCGACGGCGAGGTCCCGGCGAAGCTCAGCGCGTTGAGGTTCGCGTAGAGGTACTGGCCGGTGGCCACGGCGCCGAGGTTATTGATCGTCCCGGTGCCCGACGCCGTCAGGGCGTTGCCCGGCGGCAGAGCGATCACGCCGCGCACCAGGGGCCAGCTGGACGAGGCCGCCAGCTTGAACGAAGCCGCCTCGCCGACCTTGCCCCACACGTCGTAGGAGCTCTCCAGGACGTTGGTCAGGTAGCACAGCGCCTGGTCGGCCGCGCCCTGCGGGGCGACCGTGACACCGCCCAGGGCGGCGAAGTTGGCCCAGGCGTTGTCGTCGACGACGCCCAGCGACCCGGCTTCCCAGAAGCCATTGACCGTGAGCTTCGCTTGGCCGAGGCCGGCAATGTACTCGTTCCAGCCGCCGGAGTTGTAGTTCGTGACATCGATCTCGGCGCGGGTCGCGGAGATGCCGACCTCGTTTACGTCGCCGGAGAGGTCGCCGCCCCCGATCAGGGTGCGGGCGTTTGTAAGCACAAACTTCATGCGGTGCCGTCCCCGATGATCTCGACAGTGAAAGTGGCGCCCAGGTAGGTCGTGTCGCCCAAGGCGTAGTGCTGATAGCCGTCCACCTGGCTGACCCAGAGGTCCTCGCACCCGCCGGCGAAACCGGCGCCGCCGTACTGGACCCGGCCCGCCTCCAGGGCGGCCTTGATCGAGTAGTCCGAGGCGTAGTGCAGGTAGGGGTCCAAGGCCAGCTGCCCGGCCAGGTCGTCCGCGCGCGAGACCAGCACGACGATCTCCATCGTCATCTGCTCCGTCGTGTTGCGCATGGTGCGGTCGTACTGGAGCAGCTTCGGCGGGCGGATGTAGAAGGCGGGCACCGTGACCATGTCCGGCTGGTACCAGTAGGCCGACAGAGGCGCGGGCACCACGGAAGAGATCTGCGAAGCCATCGACTGGCGCAGGGCGGTGATGTCCATTAGGCAAAGCCCCCGCGGCGGTAGGGATCCGTCAGCGCCTGGACGTCCGGGTCGACCCGGGACACGCGCGCGGCGCCCCACTCGGAGCTGCCGAGGATGCCTTCCGGCGAGTCCTTGCGGCGGTAGAGCCGGGCGGCCTGGATGTAGGCGGCCTGGATGATGTCGTCCGGCACGTACGGCCAGCCCCAAAGGGCCGTGACGCGCAGCAGGATGTAGGGGTCCTGGATCACGCCTATAGCGCGGCGCGCGGCCGTGATGGGCTGGCCGATCGCCAGGGCGTTGTCCGGCATCAGCACGAAGTCGTTGCTGATGTCCGTCCACGTGCCCGTGGGCGCGCCGGTGTAGCCCTGGTAGCCCTCTTCGAAGATCAGGCCGGTGACCGAGCCGATGTCGTCGAGCATGATGCCGCCGCCGTCGACGTACCAGTGCTCGCGCTTGAGCGGGCTGTAGATCCGCTGACTGGTCTCGGTGTCCAGGTAGAACCGGCGCCCGCACATCTGGTCAATCTGGCGGCTGGCCGAGTTCAGGGCGTTGGTGAGCAGCGCGTCCCGGGCGGTGTCCGTGATGTTCAGCATCTGCTTCAGGGTCGTGATGTCGCCGTACGCCGGAGGAGTCACTTGGCGTCCTCGTCGGCCTTACTACGGCGGGACTTCGGCGGGGCCTGACGATCCGTCAGAGCGGCGCGCTTCTCGGCCGCAGCGGCCAGTCGGCTGTCCATGTTGCCTCCTAGATAAATAGGCCGGAGAGAACGACAGAGCGCCCCGCCGGTGAGGGCGAGGCGCTCGACGAACTGCCGGACTTAGTTGAGGAACGAACCGCTGAAGGACGGGGTGACCAGACCGGTGCCCGAGATCTTCTGCTGCGCGCTGTAGCCGCCCGACTGGTAACGAAGGGTGGTGTAGGCGAAGTAGCCGTAGAGCACGAACAGCACGCCCAGGCTGGCGGCGTTGGTCTGCTCGGCGCGGATCATCACGGGGGCGGAGGAGTCCTCCCACAGGATGGCCTCGCGGCGGTTGACCACGTAGATCTCGTCCTGGTTGGTGCCGCCGCCGAGGTTGGTGGCGATGTTGTTATCGACGATGACCGCCAGGCCGCCGAAGGTGCCGCGGTAGCCCGGGCCGTAGATCTGCTGGCCGGACTCGGTGCCGCCGGTCAGGAAGACGCCGCCGCCCTGCGGGGTGACGAACGGGTAGTTGTTCGCGCTCGTGGTGGCCATGATCGAGGCCCACCGGCGAGAGTGCATGACGATGACCTGGTCGCCTTCCTGAGTGTCCAACAGGACGCTTTCCAGGTTCGAGCGGGCAGACATGATCTGGGCGTAGAGGCCCTGGACCGTGGCAGCGCCGGCCGAGGCGGTGAAGGTGTTCGGGTTGGCAACCGCGCTGAGGCCAGTGGTGGCCTGGTTGATCAGGGTGTTGTCCAGCGTGGTGTTGTACTGGCGGAGCAGGTCGTCCAGGGTGACCTCTTCGGCGCCGGTGCTGCGCTCGATGGCCTGGCGAGACATGGTCTGCTGGGCGGCCAGGGTCTGGACCGGGATGGTGAGCAGGGTGTCGGCCATGTCCTGGTTGCTCACGGAGTTGTTCTGCGTGGCCTGAACGGCGACGGTCGAACCGGTCGTGATGCGGGAGATGTTGACGACCATGCCCTGGCTCGGCAGGTCCATCGGCCGGCAGACCTCAGCGAACGGACGCATGGCCTTGGCCTGCGGCGCGAAGAAGTCGGTCAGGTACTGGGGCACGGTCAGACCGACGAATGAGCCGGTGCTGGTCGCACGGTTCTGCCAAGCGCCCTTGCGCTCCATGCGCTCCTCGACCATGTGGCGCTGCAGCTTCTCGCGCGCCTCCCAGTTGCCCAGGGCGGAACCGGCCACGTCCTGGATGAACGTGTGGCCCTTGGGGTCGTTGCCCGGGTGGTAGCTGCGCTCTTCCTGGCCAACGCGCGCGACGCCGTCGTAGGCGGGCTTCGCGATGCCCGAGGAGCGGACCTCGGTGGAGAGCTGGGCAGCGGCCTTGTCGGCGGCCAGGTCAGCCTCGAGCTGGGCGATACGCGCGTTGCGGAGCTCAACGCGGGCGTCGATGTTGGCCTTCTTGGAGCGGAGCTTCTCGACGTCGGCCACGGCGACGTCCTCGCCCTTGGCCTCCTGGCCGCGGAGCTCGGCCAGCTTGGTGGAGTGACCGGCGCGCTTCTCGGCGTCGGCAGCGTTCTCGCTGCGCAGCTGCGCAATGAGGCTTTCGAGAGTCATTGGGTACCTTCGTGAGGGAGTTGGGGAAGCAGGAATGGCCCGACGGCATGGGCCATCGGGCGAGAGACGCGCCCTTGGATCGAGGGGCCAGGGCCTAAGCCGCGACCCGCCTCACGCGGTCAGCGCAGGTCGTCGTCAGTGACGAGGAAGGAGCGACGCACCGGGGCGACGACAGCCGCCGGGGTCTCGTACTTCGCGCGCAGCTGCTCGAGCAGCCGCCGCTCCGCCCGCTCGTCCATCGGCTGCTGAGCCGACCGGTTCGACGCGCTGGCGAAAGTGTTGGGGTTGGCGCCGTAGCCGCAGATCGACACGTCGCCGCGCTGCAGGTTGGCGGAATGGATCACGTACTGGCTGAAGTCCGGGGACCACTCGCCGCTGTCGATGACGAAGCGGAATGACATCTCGGACACAAGGCCGGAGTTGAGCTTCGGCAGGATGTAGGCGACGTCCGGGTCGGCGGGGTCCAAGAGAGCCCGACAAGCCAGACCCAGCTGCGTCTCCACGAGGTCCAGGTGTCCCAGCTGCCCAGCAGGGATAGTTGTCCGCGCAATCCGGCGTAGGTCGTCGTGCTGGAGGACAAGAGGAACGTCCAGACCAGCGCCCAGGCTGAGAGATTGCTTGAAGGCGCCGGGCGCCACGAGCTCGTCGTACGGGCCCGCCTGGTCGTACATCTCGTAGGGCGAATTTGTGCTGGAGGCAAGGCCGGTGAAGTACGTGTCCCCGACCGAGAAGCCGCCACCGTCGTCTCCGCTCCAGTAGCCGCCCGACGGCGTCATGCCGTCGTAGACGCCGGCGCGACACTGCGCCGTGAAGGTCACTGCGGCCGCGGCCCGACTGCCCGGCAGGTCGGAGTTGCGGCGCTGCGAGGGGCGGTCCTTGCGGGCCCGGTACAGCGAGGCGCGGCGCTCGGCGGCCTCGCCGATCATGTCGGCGCGGTTCACTGGGTCGGTCCCTTCCGCAGCTCGTCCCAATCGACGGCGGCGAGCTTGACGGGCAACATTGCTTCGGGGTCGTCGGCATACGTCGCCAACGTGCGGTGCAGGCCGTCGGCCAGGACGCCGTCCAGCGCGGGCTGGGAACTTCCGCGGATGAAGAGGACCGGCGACAACGGCTGACCGGCCTCGATGGCCTTGGTCTGCCGCTTCACGCCCGGCACGTCGGCGTCCAAGAACGGCGAGCCCGACGCGCGCAAGATGTCCTTGGCCGCGGCCTGGACGATCGGCGCCGCCTTCAGCGCCGCGATGCAGGCGTCGACCGTGGCCGCCGGGAAAGCCAGCGCCAGGAACGAAGCGGCGTGGTCGTAGTCGGCCGGGTCGACCGTCTTGGACCACACCGGCGCGGGCGTGTCCTGCTTGCGCGCGACCGGCGCGGACCGGTGGATGAAGATGTCCGGCACTAGTCCTCCACGAAATGGATGTGCACGGCGTCGGCCGATCGGCCCGCGGAGAAGAACTGCGTACCCGGCGGGGTGTAGACCGGCTGCGCGTCCTCCTGGGCAGCGCCGCAGCACGGGCACGAGCCCGCGTCGTAGAGGCAGCCCATGCCGACCGGGTTGCACTCGCAGCCCGCCGGGCAGGAGCACGGCTGGGCCGCGCTGTCGACCTGCGAGACGACGCCGTTGGGCAGAACCGTCTCGACGTTGCCGCGCGCGACCAGCGACCGGACGGCCTGGTGGCACTCCTGGCAGTGGGCCTGGTCGGCCATGAGGGTGGCGCCGCCCGAGCCGTCGACCGAGTCGATCGGCATGTAGGCGCGGGCCTGCTTGCCCTTGGCCGCCAGCCCCTTCTGGTCCGGGTTCAGCATGGCGTTCGGGGTCGGCGGGGCCGCGCTGGCCTTCAGGTCCGCCAGCTCTTTCTGCTGCGCGGAAGTGAGCGGCGGCAGGTTCTCCAGCTCGCGGAACTCCGTCGGCGTGCGCATCTGCAGCGCCGCCTGGAGCTGGTAGAGCTGATGGCGGGACAGCGCGTCCATGCGGAGCAGCGCGTCCGTGTTGAACTTGATGTACCGCGGGTTAGCCAGCAGGTTGTTCGAGATGTACTCCTCGCGCCGGGCGATAGCCGGGCTGAGGTTGTAAATCAGGAACTGCAGGTTTCGCTGGTTGATGTTGGCGTAGGTCATCTTCGCCGCGCCGCCGCCGCCGGACGTGGCCACGTCGACCAGGTCGTGGGGGACGTCGAAGAATCGGCAGATCTCCTCAGCCGCGAACTGCTTGCCCGCCAGCCAGTTGAGGCCGGTCATGTCGGCCTTCATGGAGGAGAATTCCCAGTCGGCGCCCATGACCAGCGCGTCGCCGTTGGACAGCGTCGCCCGGTACTGGTCCTTGAATTCCTTGGCCTGAACGGGGTTCAGCGTCCGGGCCGTGTTCTTCATGACGACCGAAGGCAGCGTGCCGTTGTCGAGGAACTCGACGATGAACGAGTCCAGCGAGGCGTACGTGCCCAGCGCCCACGAGGCGTAGGCGACCGGCGAGAGGCCAATCTCCAGGCCAGGGACCAGGTTGGCGCGCTCGTGCCAGACGTCGGTGGGGTCGTAGACGACGCCCTTATAGCGGTAGCCCTGCACGCCGCCGCCAGCCATGCAGACGGCCACGTCGGTGGCCGGGATCAGCTCGATGCAGGCGGGCATGCCCAGGCCGTCACGGGCCGTGATGAGACCGAAGGTGTTACCGGCCCGGTCCAGGTCCATCTGGCTGGCGTAGAGCCACTCCATGAGGGACATACGCGGGCCGCCCGGGAACCGCAGGACCTGCGGCTTGGGGCACTCCACCTGGTAGCTGACGCCCGTCGCCGGGTCGGTCACGCGGCGGTAGACGTCCACCGGGAACGTGGAGATGAGACTGGCGCGCAGACGCAAGCAGGCCCACACAACCGAGGTGTGGAAGGCCGTGTCCTGGGTCACCAGGCGGTTCGGGCGGGCGGTGCGCCGCGGGATCAGGTCCTGCGGCGGCGGGAAAGTGATCTGGCGCTCCTGGCGCCCCCAGAGCGGCATGCGTTACGCCTTCCGGGTCGAGAGGAGCGAGCCGACGATCACGACGAGGCCGGACGGGATGAGGCCAAACGGGCCGATGAACTGCCAGAGCCCGGCACCCGTGCCGGCGGCGACCAGGCCCAGACCGGCCAGGTCAAGCCCGGTCGTGAGGTCCAGCTGCTTCGACATGCGGGCTCCTAGATGAAGGCGGCGGAGAGGTCCTCCGGCGGCGCGAGCTTCCGCGCCAGGTGAGCGGCGCCCGCGGCGGCATACAGGGCGTCGCAATGGCCCATGTCCTTGCGCTGGAAGCGCCAGGAGCCATCGCCCGACAGCAGGCGCTGGGCGCCCGCAACGTGGGCGTTGAGTAGCGGGTCATCGCCGTGGCTGAGCTGCCCGGCGGTGACGAGCACCGAGAACTCCTGACACAGCTCCAGCACCTCGGAGCCGCCCAGGTCTATGACCTCGCCGTAGCGCCCGGGCACACCGTCGGTGTACTTGGCGGCCTCGCGGATCTCGTAGCCCAGGCCGGCCGCCGGACCGGACGGATACCAGCCCAGAGCCGCGAAGCGCGGGCGCTCGTTGACCGTGCCGACGTCCAGGCGCTTGGCCATCAAGGCGGCGATACCGTGCCGGGCTTCCTCCAGGGAATCCCACGCGGCGACCGACTCGACGCGGACGCGGCCGTGCGTGCCCGGGAGGACGCACGCGGCGGCCAGGGTGACGTGGCGCCCGTCGGGGGCCGCGTCGATGACCGCGATGAGCGGCGCGTCCACGCGCTGCAGCGACCCGGACGGGTCGGCCGCGGCGGCCCAGGCGTGCTCGTCGATGGCGCCAGACAGCGACCGGACGCGCTGGCAGAGGACCTCAGTACGGAACCCGTTCGGCGGGTCCGTGGCCAGGGCAGACCGGATGGCCTCCTCCTGGACCGTGTGGCCCATGCCCGGGTTGGCCATGGCCCACATCTCCGGGTCGGCCAAGTCACAGCCGTCGGGCGCGGACCACTCGAACAGCCCGACCGTCTGGTCGCGGCCAGCCAGGGCCGAGTCGCGCAAAGAGTTCAGGACGACCGACTGGTCGTCGCCCGCATTGGAGATGCACCAGATCTGGCCGCGCGGGCGGGCCATCACGGTCTTGGACAGCGCCGACCAGGACTTCCAGTCGTGCTGCTGGCGGATCTCGTCCATGACCAGCATGTCCACGCTGAAGCCACGGCCCGCGCCCTCGGTCGTGGCCGAGATGCGGTAGCGGCCGCCGCCGCGCAGGGCCAGCTCCTCGTCGCCGTTGGTCTTCCGCGGCGGGCCCGCCAGCTCCCGGGACAGCTCCGGGGACGCCTCGACGGCCTGGCACGCCCGGCGCCACGCCTCCTTGGCCGTGTCGCGGGACTGGGCCGCGCCCATGACCAGCCCGGCGCCGTCGATGTAGAGGCGCCAGAGGGCCAGGGCCACCACGAAGCTGGTTTTGCCGTTCTGCCGAGCGACGAGCGAGACCACGGTGCGGAATCGGTAGCGGCCGTCCGGCGTCAGCTCCATCGCGTGGATGGCCAGCCACCGCTGCCACGGCAGAAGCGGCACGCCCAGCACGAGCTCCGCGAAATCGGCCACCGCGTAGCCGTGCGAGGTCTTGCGGGTCAGCTCGCGCAGCGGCTCCGTGAACAGCCGAGGCTCAGCCGAACCGAAACGCTTAGCCGGAGTGGGCTGCTCGGAGCTGGGCGAGTGCGCTGGGTCCTGCACTCGGGGCCTCCGTGGACTTGGCCGCGCCGGCCCGCGCCGCCTTGGGCGTGGCGAGCAGGGCGTCTAGCAGCGAGATGAGCGCAGCGGCGTCCTGTGAGCGCCCTGTGCGCTCGTAGTTCTCGGCCAGGCGCAGCGCGAGTAGGTGCGCGGCGCGGTACTGCGGCTCGCACTCGTCGAGGAGCTCGCGCACCGCGCCGGAGATGGTCGAGCGCACTTCATGCAGCGCCATGCATGACCATCCAGAGGTGGGAGGGCCGCCAGGTGTGGGTTTCCAACACCTCAACGTCCAGAATCGTCGGGGAGAAATTTTCCCAATCCGGGTCGGCTAGCGCTAGCGCTCCCCCAGAAAAACGCCCCCTAGGCCCCTGACCTGCGGCTTTGCGGGCTCGTCGGGTGCATCCGTGTTGCCTGGCGGGCCTCGAGCGCGCGCTCTTGGTATGAAGCTCGATACCCGTGAGTAACTAGCGGTGTGGGAATCCCACACTCATGCAGCCATGCACGCCGCCTCGCGGGGAGGCAGCGTGCATGACTATGCATGTGGGTCAGCCAGCCGGGACGGCCGTAACATCCGCGGCGAGATTCGCAACCTCAGCCTGCAGAGACTGGATCGCCTCGGCAACCGGTGTGTTGTCCACGGTGGCCGGAACGGCGTTACGCAGCCGGTCAGCAACCGCCGCGATTTCTGAAGCGGTGCAAGTCGCACCAGGAACGGACAAGCGGCGAGCCAGGTCGTCCAGGACGTCCACCGCAGCAGCAACTACGTTATCCATGCATACCTACCATTCGCTGTTAGGCCGACACTCAGGGTCGACGGTCCGGCGACCGTCGGTCGCACGGTTGCACTTCTGGTGCTCAGGACCGCTGTACTTCGACCGGTCATGGTCGTTGTGGCCCAGATCCCACGGCTCAGCCGGTGAGATGTAGATGCCACAACGCCAGCAGACGACAGCGCCCGCAGCTACGATCGGCGCCCAACGACGCCGAAGCGCCTTGTGACGTTCGCCGTAGCCGCGGGCAGCCGTGCGCGCCTTGGTCACGAGCAGAAGAGCGCCGCGATCAGGGAAGTAACAGCGGTGCTGGTGCCGGTGATGTCGCTCAGCTTGAAAGCAACGGTGACGGTGTCCGAAGCGGTCGGCGCAGCGCCGTACGTCGCGGTCGGCGTCAGGGTCAGCGTGACGGTGTCGTAGGACGAGCGTGCAGCGGAAGTGAAAGCGTTGGCGCTGTAGACAGCCATTCGGCATCCTTGGGGTTGGCTACTCCTGATGTACGGCTAGCCAGCTGGACAAGCCGCGCGCTGCGCCCCAAGGATTCGAACCTCGACAGCGACGGTCAGAGCGTCGCGTGCTGCCGTTACACCAAGGCGCATCAAAGCGCCCGCCCAGCGGCTCCTAGCGCGGCGTCGATGACTTGACCGACGACTTACGGGCGCGAGCGGCTGGGCGGGCGGTTAGCAAGGCTCGCTTTTGGCCGCCCTGCACTAGAGAAATAGGCCAGAGGTCAGTAGCACTCAGGCCGGTCGTACCGGGCGAAACCGAAGTGGTCACGCTCGGACTCGGACATGATCGGCATCAGCTCCACCGGGGCCTCTGAGCTCTCAACGTCGTCGGACGCGGGCTCAGTCTTGCCGAACGCAAACGCCAGCTCGTACTTGCCCAGCGCGACATGCACCGACAGCGGCGGCATCAGACCTCGCAATCGACGCAGCGACGCGCCAGGCCGTCATGCTCGTCAGCGTCGATCTCGAACGCGCTGAGCGACTTGGTGACGTGGCAGACGACGCAACGCTTGCCGCCGGCCCGGTTCAGCTCGTCGCGACGCCGCAGAACGGCCTTGATCAGCTCGTCCGCGTCGTCGCCGCGCCAGCCGTCCTCCAGGACGGTGCGGCGGATCATCTCAGTCATGCGGTTGCTCCTACCACGGGAGTTTGCGCCCACCCGGCGTCGACGTGTCGGGCTCAGGCTTCGGCGAGGGCTTGCGGATGTCCGACTTGCGGATCTGAACCTGCTTCATGGCTGCTCCCTTGAGACGTGACCATGAAATGGGCCAGATCCGCAGGCGCGGCATCACTTCTTCCGTGCCGGAGTCATGATCTTCGCGTGGCGCGGCGCGGTCTTGACACCGACAGCAGCCTTGGACTTCTTCGAACGGGCGTAGCTGGCCATTCAGTCCCTCAAGTCGTGGCAGGCGGCGCAGACGGTCACGCCGAGCGGTTGGGTCGGTGTGCGCACGAGCCAGCACAGCTCGCCGCGGTGGATATCAGCTGCGCACGTGTCACACGAGGCGACGGGGCGGCTCACAACGCCCACCACAGCCAGAACAGCGCGGCGGCCAGCAGGGCGTACTGCAGGTGCACCGGAGCCGCGGCCAGGCGGCGGTAGAGGCGCCGGACC